ATCCTTTCCGTAAACTTTGTACCGGCAGCAGCCATTAAAGGATCGACTTTCGCCAGCCCGCTGAAATCAAGTTTCATAGAATCCCGTGCCCTAACATGATTTCTCTCCTTTAATAATATTCAGCCCGTTTCGGGTAAAAGGGTTCATCTTCTTCGTCAGAGTTCAAACGGAGAAAGCCTCCCTGCCTAAACCTAAGCAGTGCCTGAGTAGAGGAGTCAACGAGGTCGTCGTGCTCCCCAGCAGGAAAAGCCGCAAATTCTTCGATCACCTCCTCTGCAAAGCGGGTCTCTGGACACCAGACAATGCCAGAAGCAAAGAGGTCTGATACCGCATTAACCCTTGATATTTTGTCGTTGCCCCTTGAAGGAGTGTATTCCCCCACAGGGATGCCCATTGCTCTTAACTCGAAAATAAGAGGCGTACCCGCCGCCTTGGCCTCAACAATGCAGGCATCGGGTTCAAATTCCTTGTACATCTCCATTGCTCGTTTCTTGAGTTCTGGAAACTCCAGCCGTTCCTTGTAGGCATCCAGCAGGATAATATTGGGTTGGGTGGCACCATGCTCGTCAGGCTTATAGAAAACACCCCATGTGGTGCAGGCAGAGTAGTCGGCCCGTTGGGTCTTTAAGAAAGCCGTGTCCCATGACTGGATAATAAACTCACACTGGGGTGGTTCTTTGTGTTCCCATTTCTGCCACCACTCCCTTTTGACCAGCGCCCCTTCTTCTGAGGAGGGGTCTTGTTGGTACTGGGCATTCCACTTAGGTGCCGGAAGTTCACTTCTTAGTGCTTCCAGCTCCTCTAAAGACCAGAACTCAGGCCACAAAGCGTTGCCAGAGGGCATAATAGCGGGGAATTCAATGAGTTCCCATTCATCCATCCCCTCTCGCTGGACAGATGTTTTAATGATTTTGCCGGTCAGGTCTCTTTTGTGCCAGCGGGTCATCACAATGATGATAGCCCCCTTTGGCTGTAGCCGCTGCCTTGGCCCTGATGTGTACCAGTCATAAACCTTATCAAAGACAGAAGGGTCTGCGCTTTGGCCTTCCTGTTCACTGTGAGGGTCATCAATGATCAACAGATCAGCACCCTTACCCGTAACAGCACCGCCAACACCAATAGCGAAGTATTCCCCGCCTTTGCTGGTACTCCAGCGTCCCGCCGCCTTTGAGTCTGCCCGTAAAGCTAATGTCGGAAAGATATCCTTGTAATCCTCACTATCAACGAGGTTACGAACCTTTCTACCAAAGCCAACGCTCAGTTCTGCGGTGTGGGCTGTTTGAATGATCTTTTTCTCTGGGTACTGGCCCAGAAACCAAGCTGGGAGCAGATAAGAAGCAAACTCCGACTTGGTGTGCCTTGGAGGCATGTTAATGATTAAACGCTTCAGGTCACCTCTGACAACCCGCTCAAAGGCATCTGCCATGAGTTTGTGGTGTCGCCCCTCAATAAAGGCAGGCCAGACACGCTTAATGAAAGGCATAAAGCCATCTCTGGCTTGTTCCTTGTCTTCTGCGTCTTTTAATTCCTTTAATAGGTTAAGAAGCTTTTCCTGCTCTTGGATGGGCAGGTTCTTAACATTTCCCAAAAGATTGGGATTTATTTTTTTAGGTAGCTGCATGTATAAGGAACTACTTATTCTTATGAGTAGCACCTCACTGGGTGGCTACTCATGAGTGGCTACTGATAAGAAAACCGAAACTTAAAAAAATATGTGTGACTCTTTTTGAGTGGCTACTCATGCAGTTAGCTATTTCTGTAGCTTAACATATTAAGGCTATTGACAAGCAAAGCAACGGTTTTTGCAAAAATTTTTATAATTTTTTTAGTGGCATTATTTTCTAGTGTTTTGCTGAGCAAAAAAGGGGATAAGCCATTGATTTGATTAGCGTTTTATGGGTAAAAGAGTGGTTTTAGTGAAAAACCAGTCATCGTTTGGTGAAAAACTAGTCATCGTTTGAGTGGAATACTATGTAATAGTAATGACGACGCCAGCAGAGCACAGGGGGGGGTAGGGTAGGCGTCTCAGGCACCCCATCAGAAACCAGTTCCCCAGCACCCCAGCCCCTCAGTGCACCTCAGTGGAAGTGTCAGGAGTAGCCTCTGTTGACTCGTTAGCAGCAAGCAGCATCGCCTCTATCTCGCCAGCCAATGACCCACTCGACTTGCTCTCAGTGCTCAGGTTAATGTCAGTGCTGAACAACCCTGATGCTCGGGCAAGCAACTCACCGGCACGAAGCGATAGCTGGGTAGTCTCAAGCTCACCGTCCATCACCTGCTCGAAGTAGCGCAGGGTCTTGTCTCTTCGAGAGAGCGCAGATAAGAGTGATCCCTGCCGTTTAGACTCCAATAGCCTGTCTCTCATACGCCTAACCTCAACCTTCTGGGACAGCCGTGATGCCATTGTGTTGACGCTTCCAGCGGTTGTTGCTTCACCCACGTTGTAGCTCTTACGGTAAGCGTCTGAGATGCTCATGGCTTCCCCGTTCTCACCGCCTGAGACCCACGCTCTCACGAACGCTTCCTGTTTACTCGTTAGCTTCTTTTCCAAGACCTGACCCTCCTGTCACTACTCTTTACCTGTCATGCATAGCATTCTAAACCTGACCCTGATCAGGTACTACAAAGTCAAACAGTTGAACCTATGCACTACAGTTATAACAACAGAGGTTAGTAACCACTACAAAGAATATATGCCTGAGAGTCTCTCAGATGCTCTGTGAGACGTTTCCTGAAAGTTAGACATAAAGTTCAGAAAAGTCGCTAACTCTTGCCGGTTTAAGGCCTCTTAGAGGCCGCTCACGGGGCGTTTGAAAAAGTAATAGCAGAGCATGGGTATCTTCTAACGCCGCTCAGAGAGCCTTCAGGGACGTCTGGTGAGGTGTTTGAAACCACTACCTCCTACTCTTATACCTAAATTTAAGCGTGTCTCAATCCCTACCATACCAAATACCAATAGCCGGCTATTGGTATTGCGGTCAGTGACCGTTTGAAATAAATACTGCTATTTACTTGTCAGGTGTTGTGTTCGGTGTTCGACGGTGGTAGTGTTCGTTTTGTTGGGGCACGTGGTGTCCAACGAATCAGGAGCGGGGAGGCCGGAAGGCCGATCAGAAGATGACACCCCTGAAGTTCAATCTTCACTCCTTCAGTGTAAAAGACTGACGCACCCAGAGACCCGTGCGGTAAAGGCGGCGAGGCGGAAGGCGATACACCAAGTAGGGACACGGTCAGCCAGATGCTGACCACGCAGAGTGTCCTGTTTGTCTACGCCTAATGCTGGCGTACTGACGATGCCCCAGCAGGGGCGAAACAAACACACACACGAGGTACAGCACGATGACTACAATCACTGACATTGTTAAGCGGGCGGCGGCAGCCTTCATACTGCTGTCATTTTCACTATCTAAAAAGAGTTACAAATTCCAACTGCCCAAGGCTATCGCGCAGAAGATTGCGGCACTGATAGCAGCGGCTGAAAAGACATCACATGATGGCAAGATCGTTGCTATGGACATAGCAGTGCCAGCATTCGGACCGCACCAGCGAACCTACAATGACCTGATCCTCAAACGATTGGGTCAGTTCAGGAACAATGAGGTGTACCGGTTGCTTGAAATTGACGCGGCAAGGGCAATACCCACGCAGCAATTCCCGGTTGAATTTCCCCGGCTTGAGGCGTTGCGGGATCAAATCAATTCCGACATTGAGCTGGTAGCAGACGAGCATTTTGATGCATGGGTTGAGGCAGGTCAGCGATCAGCCCTGAGAGTCTACGGGGATGTGTTCCCGGAGATTGATGTCTGGCTGAAAAGCAAGACGCCGAGCAAAGCTGAGTTTGTCGCTGCTAATAAAATCACTATCGGCACCCCTCGCACCATCAATACCGATAGCCTTTCTAACGTGAACCTGCCTGCTGATTTGCTGGCTAAGTTCGAGGCTGAGGCTGTGGCGAAAGCTGAGGCCTCTCTTGAAGCGGCGAGGCAGAAAGCAGTCGAGGGCTTGCGCAAGCAGCTTGATCTGGTGACTGCCCAGCTCGACACAGGTGAGCGGTTGCACGACAGTCTGCTGGTCAACACAACGTCCAACGTCGAGACCCTGCGGGGATTCATTGAAGCGTATGACAATGACCCGCGCCTCCTGTCCATCTGCGACAGTATCCAGACCAAGGTCACCAACGTCCGCAGTGTTGACGTCTGGCGAAACAGTCTGGGGTCAAGGCTTGAATCTAAGGCAGCCGCAGAGGTTGCAGTCAAGCAGCTTGGAGCACTTGAGCAGCGCCCATTGCCCAGCGTTTCAATAGCATCAGCATCTGAACTCGCCACTACTGGCGGTCTTCTTAACGAACTTTTGTAGACATACACACACGGAGAATCACATGTCGAATCAAGTTACTGAAATGAATTTCAAACAAATCGAAGCGTACCAATCGCTGAACCAGCAGCTCCCTAGCGACGAGCGAATGGTTCAGGTTGTTTTGGGTGCCCCCGGCACTGCGAAAACAGCTCACGCAAAAAACGTGCTGCCGGTGATTATCGCCAAGGCTCGTGGCATTGACGTGTCAGAAATAGCAGTGATCGTGTCACGCCCTGCATTGAGAGACGCCGTAGAATTCAGCGGCGTGGGAGTACCTCAACGTAATGAGGACGATCAGCTAGTGACTCGCTTCAGCCTGCCCAATCTGCTCGAGCAGATCACCAATGCGCTGAAAACACACAAGGCTGTACTGGTCATTCTCGACGAGCTCTCAGCTGCTGATGAGGATATCCAGAAGGCTCTGGCAGATTGCTTAGACCCAGAGACCCGCACACTTGCGGAGCATCCCCTGCCTGAAGAGGTTATTTTCCACGCGACAGGTAACCGTCACAATGACAGGGCCGGGAGCCGAAAGCTCCTAAGTCACTGCATCAACCGCGTAGCAATCACTGAACTGGTCACTGAGACAAGCATCTGGGTTGATTACAGCCGGAAGCGTGGCACCAACGAGCTGATTGTCAGCACCGCCGAATGTCACTCTGACTTTTTTGAGGATGTGCCAAAAGATGGCACCACTCATAACACATGGCGGCAGGCCACCAACGCAGCCAACTTGATCGACATTCACGCGGCCAACGAGCCAACGTGGGATGGCTTGATCAGCTCTGACCTTGAGATGTTTATGGCTCAGATGATTGGGAAAAAAGCAGCGGCAATGGTTGCATCACATGCCCGTGATATTGCTTACGAGCTGCCCACTCCTGAGCAGGTCTACACCAACCCTGAGACCTGCAAGGTGCCCGACCAAACGGGTCACCAACTCCTTACGGTTAACCGGGCAATAGCAAACATGGGTGCTCAAAACGACCCAGAGGCAGCTAATCAGTTGTTCTCTTACGTGCTGAGATGCCGCCCCGATTTGCAGATCACTCTCGCGGTGAAAATTTGCAAGGCTACCACTAACGCAGGACTTATCCTGTCACACGATGGCGCTAACGACTTTGTTCGCGACAACTCAGACCTGCTTGGTCTGGCACAATAAGGAGGCCATCATGGCTATCAAAGCAAGAGCAGTACCGCTCTGGGAAACAACCCGCGATCTCTCAGATTCGCGGGAGTTCATCGGAGCAATGACCGTGCTGGCTACCAAGGCCCCGGCCTATCACACTACGCTGGTGGGCAGGGATATCATCTGGTGTGCATGTGGGACAGCGGCAACTGACGGAATATTTTGTTACGTTGACCCAGATTTTTGGGAATCATTACCTAATGATAATCAGAGGGCTTTTTTACTGGGTCACGAAACCGCCCATATAATATTGGCTCACCCTCGTAGGGCTAAGGCGTTCTCATTGAGAGGCTGGCTGTACAAAAAGCTGGGTATCAATCACTGGAACCCCGTCACTTACAATCAAGCAGCGGATAGAATTATCAATGCTGATCTGGTTGCTTGCGGGTTAGAGCCAATCGAAGGCGCGT